GATTTCAATAACATCGCCCGGCACATGGCGAAGCCCTTCTGCGCCCACGCTGAAATCCACGGTCTGCGTTTCCAGCAGTTCTGTTTTAATCAGCCACAGCCCGGCGCGGTGTGCCTGCCCCCGGCTGGTACAGCCAAAGGCATCCATCTTCGTGACGTTACGACCGTAACGGGCAATGGCCTGCGTGTCCTCCACAAGCTCTGTTGCCGTCTCCCAGCCATTGTCCGGGTCAATCCAGTTCACCTCAACGGCATTATGGCGGTCCTTCAGGGCGCTGAAGCTGTAGCGGAACGGCGCGCCATCATCCGGCATCACCACATTACTGCGGTTATAGGTCCACACCTTATCTGATGGTCGGTCCTGCACGAACGTCAGCGTCTGCCCGTTCCATACCGGCATACAGCGCATCGCCGAGCAGAAATCACTGAGCACATCCCACGCCTTGCGCTGCGTGGTCAGCCAGGCATTACAGGTGATGCGCGGCTCCGTGCCGCCAAAGCCGTCCGGCACCGACTGGTCGCAGTACTGGCCGATGACATACAGCGCCCATTTATCCACATCCGCCGCACCAAGACGTTTCCCCATGCCGTAGCGCGGGTGGGTCAGCATATCCCACAGACACCAGGCCGGGTTGTTGCTGTATGCCGGTTTTAACGTTCCGTCCCAGATACCGCTGTATTGCCGCGTCTGCGGGTTATAGTTCGACGGCACCTGCAGAATGCGCCCGCGCAGATGATAATTACGGCTCACCTGCTGGCTGCCGAACTGCTCCGAGTCCACCTGCACGCCGACCAGTGCCGTGTTCGGGTAGCACTGTTTCACATCGATAATTTCGGTGTATGACGACCAGAGCGTTTTGTTCTGCAGCTGGTCTGTGGTGCTGTCCGGCGTCATCCTGCGCATCCGGATATTAAACGGGCGCGGCGGCAGGTTATCCACCACCACCGAGGCCAGATACTGCGAGGTGGTTTTGCCCTTAATGGTGATGTCTTTTTCCGTCACCCAGCCACCATTACGCTGTATCTGAACCAGCAGGCGGACTTCCGACGGATTCCTGTCCCCCTTTGAGGTGGTTTCCACCAGTGCCTGCACGCCGAAAGTAAAACGCAGACGGTCAATGTTTGCCGACGTGATGGTCCGGGTGATCGGCGTGTCATATTTCACTTCCGTACCCAGCACCGTCTCGGAGCCGGAGGATTCAAAGCCCTCAGGCGGTGTCTGCTCCTGCTCACCTGCCCGGAACACCACCGTGACGCCGGAGATATTGGCATTCCCCTCACTGTCCAGCACCGGCGTACTGTTCAGCAGCACGCTTTTTAATCCATCCACCGGACCTTCAACCGGCCCTTCGCTGATGGCATCGATCACACTCAGCAGCTGCGTGGACTTCAGGTTGTCCTTCGCTTCGCGCGGGGTATGCCCCTTACTGCTACCTTTACCCATTCCTCACACTCCATAAACAACAAAGCCGCCCAAAAGGCGGCTCATGAGTTACGGCAGGATTAACTATTATTTACATGCATTAACACTATCAGCAAAAATTTTTGGCGTTAATGCTGGTACGCGTTCATAAAGAGTAAAACTACTGCCATTTCCTGCTTTTTTGATATCAAGCACAACATCATACCCACCCATAGCCTGTGGAACTAAAAGGCTTACCCCATTCTCAATAGGAATGGATGTTATAGGTGTTCCATTACCAGCCCATTGTCTGGATATGCAGCCTGACAATTCATCAATATTTTTTAATGAATTACCTTCCATTACAGGCTTGCCGGATTTTACGTAATCCAAAGATTTACATCCTGTTAAGGCAATAATCGTGCAGAATAAAATCGTTTTGTTCATATAGCTAACCAACAGAATAATTATCAGTGTTCGATATAAATATTAAATCAGTTAGAACATGAGTAAATAATATTACCGCCCAATTACCACAACCTGACCACCATCCCCTTCATCTGCCGTGCTGATCTCCTGAGATGCCACACGTGACCCCACGCGCATTTCACCGTACAGAACAGGCAGGACATTGCCCTGGGCAACCATGTTATCCAATGAGGAAAAATAGGTATTTTGCTTACCGTTATCAGTGGCTGACACTTTAGGCGTTTTGGCTTTCGGTGCCAGCATCTGCGCAACACCGCCTAAAACCATACCTGCCCCAAGAGAGAACATGAGATTACTTGCAACAATACTAAGCCCCGGCATCCAGATTGCCGTAGCAATTAGCGCCGCACCCAGCACTGCCTGAAAAATACCGCCACTTTTGGCACCCGCCAGACGCGGTACGATGTGGATCACGGCACCATTTGCCAGCGGCTCATTAAGACGGGCAGATAATTCGTTTTCGCCTGCATCACGCCCGGAAATGCGCACCTGATACCAGCCCTCATTCAGTTTCTGGCGAAACGCCGGAAGCTGCGTGGCCAGTGCGCGGATGGCTTCAGCCCCCGTTTTCACACGAAGGTCGATGCGGCGGCCAAATCGTTGCAAATCCCCGTAAAGGCAGATGCGTGCCATTCCCGGTGACGCCAGAGGGAGTGTGTGCGTCGCTGCCATTTGTCGGTATACCTCTCTCGTTTACTCAGTTGTTCAGGAATATGGTGCAGCAGCTCACCGTCGCCGCAGTAAATGGCGGCATGATTCGGCACCGATGAACCAAAACAGCACAGCAGAATATCGCCCGCCTGTGCAGAGGACAGGGGCACCCGGTAAAAGCCCGTTGCCTCCATATTGTCCAGGTACAGGTTCTGACCGTTTCGCCACCACTCATCCTCGCGGTGAAAATCCGGCATCTCAATCCCCGCCAGATGGTATGCATCCCGGAACAGCGTGTAACAGTCCGTCACCCCGTGCTCAAAACGCCGCCCGGTCAGGTGTGGAACACAGCGGAATTTATGAATGTCTCCCCGGCAGACCAGCCACCAGGACAGTGCGCTTTTTATCTGCAGACGCCGGTCTGCCTCGCTCAGCCAGGGCAGACCACAGGGATGACTGTGGACCAGCGCCACAATCCCCCCCTGCATCTCTGCCTGCAGCCAGTCTTCCGGTGCAATACGAAAATACGCCTCCGGCTCTGCGGAGATATTCACGCAGGGAAAATATCTTTCCCCCTCCGGCGTTCTCACCACGAAGCCGCACGACTCCGCTGGCGCACATCGCCGGGCGTGCGCCAATATATTGCTATAGAGCATGAGAACTCCTGATAAAAAACCCAGCCGAAGCTGGGTCATTTCGTTGGCAATCTGTTAGTAGTGATGCAGTGAAGGAGGTAATTCTTTGTTCTTAAGTCTTACCCATGCAGAAAGATTCGTTGGTCCGTCTGGCTCATTAATATCAATATCTCGCGTGTGATTGATTAAAACGTCTCTCGCCATTCCGATAACATACGAGAACTCATGGCCGTAGTCGTAGCACCTGCCAGAATAGTTTGATTGAATTTGCTTTAGCGCCGGATACAGTTCGCGGAATAATGCCTGTGAGCGGTTGGCATAATCCCATAGCCATACAAGGCTGTTTGCTTCTTTCGCTGAAAACTCATTGGTGCTCTTCTCTTGTTTGCCGATTAACTCTCCTTCAAGCGGAACGCGAGCAGCAAGTGACAGAGCTTCGGTAAACTGCTCCTCGCTGATTTCTTTGTATGAACACCCAAAATGAGATTTCAGTGACGACCACATGGTAATCATCGCCTTCGCCTGTTTTTCTTTTGGCAGAGACTGACCGCGACTCATGACGAGTTGTTTAATGGCTTCCTGCTGTTCAGTGGTGATTTTCCCCAGCAATGCCTTTTTAGCTTTGCGCGGGTTAACCACATGGCCTTTAGTCCAGTACTCGTAGAGCACATCGTCACACTCTTCCTGATACTGGATTACCTTCTCGCGGATTTCAGGGCGGACTTTGTTTGGTTGAATACTTGAAAGCCAAGCCGCAAATTTACGAAAGGCAAGACATGTCATTAACTGTTTACCGCCAGCAGAAGGTATTTCGATTTCCGAAATACCTTTGGCAAACCTCTGTTTTAACTTAACAAATTGAGCAGCCCAAACCATCCCCATACCTTCAACAACAGGCTTCATAGGAACATAAGGCTCATTGTTAATTCCAACCAAAAAGAGATTTGTTCCGTGGAATGGAACATTGATTGTGCGATCTGCAATTGCTAAACTAGTCATATCAGTTTTCTCGTGGTTAACTGGTAATTTAGAAGCCTCAATGGTTGCAGCCATTGGGGCTTCGCTGTTTTTAGCGACCATTCGCCACCTCTTCCCTAACACCTTTTGCCAGCAAACGAACAATTGCAGAGTTCAGAGATATACAGTCCATTTCCGCCAGGCGGCGAAGGTCTTCATTCAGCCGTGATGGAAGGCGAAGGTTGAGTTTGATATTTTTGCGCTCAGTGAAAAGTGTATCTTGCATTATCTAATCTCCTTTATTTGGTGCCAAAGTGACGCCATGAAGGCCATAATGCCACCATTGAAATCGTATGGCAATATGGCACCATGATTTTTTTGAGAGATTTGCAATGGCCGAAAAACAAGTAAAAGACTACGACAAGTTCAACCTCCGTTTTCCTGACGGAATGCGAGATGCTATAGCTGAACGAGCCAAACGAAACGGGCGCTCTATGAACTCAGAGATTGTTCAGATACTGGAAGATGCCTTGAATGCAGAAAATACTCTTGGGGAAATAGCAGACAAAATCAACAGCGTCTCGGTTCCGCTAAATGTTGATGCGCTAGTTCAACTTCAAGCCCAAGTGATCGCCATGCAAAAAGAAATACAGGAAAAGTTCAGAGAGCAGAACGAAAAGTTGAGAGAACTGCTAAACAAAAAACCCACCTGACGGTGGGCATAATCCATTACTACGAAAGTTTGTTAATGGAAAGGAAGCCGCCAAAGTTGCCGACGTTATTGCGGAACTTACAACCGCTCAGGCATTTGCTGCATTTATCCTTCGTGATATCGGACGTTGGCTGGTCATATTCATCCGCGACAGCCGGACCGTGATAACCGCACTCATCGCCGCGATAGGTCCAGGTGCAGGTGTTGGCCAGCATGATACGTCCCGGAAAAACAGCGCCGTCCGTTTCCGTCGGCGTGGACAGTACAAAAGAGGCACTCACCGCGCTCAGTTCGCTGCACTGCTCAATGCGCCAGCGGCTGATCACCTCCTGCTCCGGATCGGCGTCACTGTTTCCGTTGACGAAGTTCACCGCATCCAGAAAACGGGCGTAAACCTTACGCCGGACCACCGTTCCGCCGACCAG